GCGTCTGGCAGTGATCGACATCGCCAGCCGCATGGCAACGCCAGTGCAGCCCCAGGCGATGCCGCAGCCCGTCTACCACGCAATCCCGCAGCCAGAGCCGGGGCGGTTGCAGCGTTTCGGGCGGGCCACAATCGACCTCGCGGACGCTGCGCTAGGTGTGATTCGCTGATCTAGTTGACGATATGCACACATGCGTCTATACATATGCACAAATCCGACCAAGCGAACACACCAAAACCACCGCTTTTCCCGTCCGAAACTCATCTTTCCTTGGAAGGATTGACCCCCTGCCCGCTAGCGGTAGATTACGCCACCCCGACAGTTGAACGTCCGTCCACCTGAACCCCCGTCACGCAAAGGAGACTACCGATGATCGCTCAGTCCGACAACCGCCACCCCGGTGATGCCGAGTACCTCGCTGCTGCCGCCGCTCTGTGCGAGCAGACGCCCCGCACTGCCCAGGATCACGCCTTCGCTATCGGCGATTGGGTCAACGGAACCAGTGGCGGCAAGGCATGGAGCGGCCGGATCGTCGCCATCTGCGGCAACCGCATCGACGTTGAGGCCCACATGGCGTGGCTCACAGTGGATGCCCGCGACATCACGCACTGAACGAACGAAAGGACCGCCGGCAGGCAGGACGCCAGCTAGCGAAAGGATGCCGGTGGAACCGGCAACGCACGGAAGCGAACGACAAGCCCGCCAGCACGACGCGAAACGGGCCACTTTTCACGAACGAAAACGAAGAAACGAAAGGAAATCGACAATGGTTCAGATTCGCAAGGCTCGCCGGTCGGCGACCAAACTCAGGCTGCTCGTGAGCGGCCCGAGCGGCTCAGGCAAGACGTGGGGGGCGATCCAGATCGCTCGCGGGCTGGGCGGTCGGTGCGTGGTCATCGACACGGAGGAAGGCAGCAGCGACCTCTACGACCACCTGCACGACTTCGATGTGATCGACGTGCGGCAGCCGTTCACGCCCGAGGCGTACATCGAAGCCATCGACGCTGCCGAGAAGGCTGGCTACGACGTGATCATCATCGACTCGGCTACGCATTGCTGGAGCGGGCCGGGCGGGTGCCTCGACCTCTTGGAGGACATCGCGAAGGCACAGTTTCGCGGCAACACCTGGAGTGCCTGGAGCGTCATCACGCCACGCTGGCGGCGGTTCGTGGATCGGATCATTCACTCGCCCATGCACATGATCTGCACGGGCCGGTCGAAGACCGAAACGACGCAGTCGGAAGGCCCGAACGGGAAGAAGCGTGTCGAGAAACTCGGCATGAAGCTCGAAGCCCGCGACGGCCTGGAGTACGAGTTCACCGTCTGCCTCGACCTGATCCACAACGGGCACTACGCCACCGTGTCGAAGGATCGCACGGGCTTGTTCTCTGGCGATCCCAAGCCCATCACGCCCGAGACAGGCAAGCGGATTGCCGAGTGGCTTGCCGGCGGTCACGCGGTGGAGGCACCGCAGCCCAGCGATGACCCGGAGGTGGTGGAGAAGGCAACCGCCGCCATCAGTACGGCGACCAGCCTCGACCGCCTGGACACGATCACCGCCACGCTCGCCGAGCGGCTTGCCGGTGGGCGTATCACGCAGGCCACAGCCGAGCGGCTTAGCCGGCTGGCATCAGAGCGACGAACGACGATTGCGATTGAGATGGAAAAGACCCCGGCCTTCACGGCCTAACCCAAGAGAAAGGACAGACAGAGATGGATTTCACGATCCCCCAAGAAGACCCCATGACCACGACCACTGCCGAGCGCGACATCGTGCCGGTGGGTGTTCACCAGATGGAGATCAAGGCAGCCGAAGAGGGCGTATCCGAGTGGAAGGTGTGCGACGAGAACCCGAACGGTGCCGTGCTCAAGCTGCGGCTCTCAACTGTCGGCGGCAATCACCAATTCGTGTTTGACGATCTTCCGCAGCACCTCGGCTGGCGTGCTCGCCAACTCGCCGAGGCGTGTGGTGGTGGCGTCGCTGGCGGCGTGGTCAGCCTGAACCCGGATGACCTCGTCGGCCGCGTGATCGAGGTGGAGATCAGCCACTACACGGCGAAGACGAGCGGCAAGGTGCGGGCCGTCGTGAAGAAGTACCTGCCGGCGAAGCCGTCAGCGGCGAGCAAGCCGAAGGCGGCTGCCCCTCGCACCCAGGCGGCGAAGGTCACGGCTGATCTCGATCCTGATCACATCCCGTTCTGAGGTGCAGCATGATCCCCACTGAACTCGACTCGATCATCCGCGTCGCCACGAAGGCTGTTGCTCAAGACGAGCACACGCCCGAGAGCGAGCGGATGTGCTGCCGGCACCTGCTGAAACTGGCGATCCCACTCCTAGAGCAGGCTCGCCTTGAAGCCGACCTGAACGCTATTCGCAATGCACCCGACAGGGACACGGCGAAGCGGGTTCGTGAGCGGCTCATGCTGGATGCCGCTGCGAAGCGGCGTTCGGCGGCAGATGCCGAAGCGGCTGGCTACTTGCTGTTTGAGGTGTGGGGGCCAAAGCAGGCTCTCGGCAACTACCCGTCAGGGATGTGCCGAACCGGCGACTAGGAGACAGACCGGCACGCGGTTGTCGCAGCGGCTGCATCGGGCCGCATCCGCAGGTGAGCACAGAGAGCCTTGAAAGTCCTGTGCAGTCGAGGCCGGTTCATACCTCCCTGGCTGGTGACTCGACCGGGTGCCGCACGTTACGCGGCCGAAACACAAGGACGTGAAGAGATGACCAAAGCAAAAACCTTCGCCGACATTGCCCCGCACTACCTCGCCGAGCGAGTGGTGTCTGCCGTCTACGCCGCGAACGTCAAGCGAGTCGCCGGCAAGATCGGCACCGTGTCGGTGGAGCGGCTGAACAAGTACATCATGCAGCGAGCCGAGCAGGTGAGCGGCATCACTGCCCGGTCAGAGCGGACGATTGCTCTGTGCATGTGGCGGTGGGCCTATGACCGTGGGTTGCTCGACATCGCCCCGCGTGGCGTGCTCAAGATGAAGGCGAGGAAGCGGCCTACGAAGGCATGGACGATCCCGCAGCTACAGGCACTGGTCAAGGCTACGCGCCAGTACGACGGCAAGTGGATGCGGTCGCAGGCTGACTTGGGCCAGTTCCTTCGGGCGTGGGTCTTGCTCGCCTACGAAACCGGCGCGAGGTTCGGCGACGTGATGGCGTTCCGGGCCGAGCACCTGGACGGCGACACGATTTCGTGGACGCAGAGCAAAACCGGCGACCCGATGGTGCGGTCGCTCACGCCGGCCTGCCTTGACGCCTGTGACGCCATGCTCAAGCGGTCGCCCGACACGACCATCGTCGGATGGGCATGCGGCAAACGCGAAGCCATGCGACTCATGCGGAAGCTCCTCGACTCGCAAGGTCTGGGCGGCTCTAGCAAGTGGCTGAGGCGCAGCGGAGCGACTCACTGCGAGATGGCCCAGCCCGGAGCCGGCCGTCTTCACCTTGGGCATCGGTCGCCTGCTTTGTTCGAGTCTGCCTACGCAGATTTTTCGCAGCTAAGAACGAAGACGCCGAAGACGCCGCCGCTTGTCTGACACGAAGGAGAGTCACGGATGACTAGGACAACTGCACCCATAGCCGACAGCGTGGGGGAATATCCCCTCTTTGCTCAAGCCGAAGGCCGCCGTGCCCGTGACGCGGGCATGGTCCAGGTGCTCGGCAACGCTGGCGAGTCGTGGCGGCACGACGCCATGAGACTGATCCGCGAGCGGCTCGCGGGGCAGGAAGTTCTGGCAGAGAAGTTCCGCGTGCTGTGCGAAGCGAACGGCATTCGCCCGCACCACTGCAACGCATGGGGCGGACTGACTGCGGCACTCGTTCGGGCGGGCGTGATCGAGGACACGGGGCGAGTTGGGAAGTCGCGTGATCCACGGAGTCATGCACGACGGCAGCCGGTGTGGAGGGTGGTGGAAGACAAGCTCAGGAGAAACAGCGATGGCGACTACTGATAACGAACAACTGTTTTCTGACGAAGACATGCGTCGTCGGTACGAGACGGCGTATGAGTTTCTTGCGAACGACGGCGCGCAGTGCGGGCTTTCAAAGGATTACATGCTCAGCGCTCTGCATCACATTGGCGAAGCCCTACATACGAACACGCAGAGCGAAAGCCTGTGGAAGGCATATGTGCTAATCGACGTGCTTGTTGATCGGTGGGATGAGTGCGTGTCCGTGTTCACCGAAGAGGAGATCGTCCGTGACTGCGACTGCTAGCCTTTTGAAGTCCCACCCGGCCGCCGATGCGTGGCCGATGATGGATGACGAGCGGTTCAGAGAACTGCTTGCCGATATCCAAGCCAACGGGCAACGCGAGCCGATCACGCTATGCGACGGCATGATCCTTGATGGTCGCAACCGCTACCGCGTATGCGTCGAGCTGGGCGTCGATCCGGTGACGCGGCAGTACGATGGCGACCCGTGGGCGTTTGCGTGGTCTCTGAACGGTGCGCGGCGCGACTTGGAGGCGACGGTTCGCGCGTTGATCTTCAAGAGGTGCGAGGACGGATCTGCGAAGTGGGCGAAGAGGCTGGCGAAGATTGCGGAGGATGGGAACCGCAAGAAGTCAGAGGCGATGTCAGGGCTTCCTCGCGCCGAGAAAGGCGGAAAAAGGAAGCCAGATGTCGCTGATCACGATGACCAGCAACATCGAAAGTCTGGCGGGCGTGCCGTTGCCCGCGAATACCGCGCCGCTGAGGCGAAGGTTTCGCCTTCCACGATGGCCCGAGCCGACCAGATCGCCAAGCGGCCGGACCTCGAACAGAAGGTCGTGGCTGGCGAGATGAAGCCAGCCGAGGCTCTCCGCGAAATTCGCTCAGAGAAACGCCGCAAGCAGTTGGCGGAGGCGGCCGAACTGGCTGCGTGCCAGCACGAAGCCGACAGGCCGGAGCCGGTGATCCTGAACAAAGACGTGATCGACGGCCTGGAGACCATCCGCGACGAGCACGGCCCGGCCCGGCTGATCTTCACAGACCCGCCCTACAACATTGGCATCGACTACGGTGACGGCGAAGAGGCCGATCTGCTCTCGCCGCAGGCGTATATGAAGTGGGTGCGGAATTGGCTCGCTCTCTGCTGGGACTGCCTGACAGACGATGGCTCGCTCTGGGTGATGATCGGAGACGAGTACGCGGCAGAATACTGCACTGAACTCAAGGCCACCGGGTTCACGATCCGCTCTTGGGTCAAGTGGTACGAGACCTTCGGGGTGAACTGCTCGAACAAGTTCAATCGCACCAGCCGCCACATCTTCTATGCGGTCAAGAATGAGAAGTCGTTCGTATTCAATCCTGAGCCGGTGACGAGGCCCAGCGACCGGCAGACGAAGTACGGCGACAGCCGCGCGTCTGCCGGTGGAAAACTCTGGGATGACGTTTGGCAGATTCCGCGACTGACAGGCACGTGCGCCGAGCGGATTCCTGACTTCCCGACGCAACTTCCGCTGGCGTTGGTTGAGCCAATCGTCCTGTGCTCGTCGATGCCTGGCGATCTGGTTGTTGACCCGTTCAACGGCAGCGGCACGACCGGAGTCGCTTCCGTCCGAAACGGAAGGAAGTACGTCGGCATTGAGAAGAGCGAGAAATTTGCTGGCATGGCTGAAATGCGACTGAGGGGAACATGACAGAAAACGAACTGCATCTGTGCTGCGCGATTCGCCTTGCCGACCTCGGAGGCGGCGACAGGCCAACGTCCGACCAGAGGCGACGCGCGGCGCTGTCCGTGATGGCTGAGTGGCTGACGCTGACCGGTGACTCGCTTTTTCCGTTCACCATCGACGACATCGAGCGGTGGAGCATTGCGTTGCGAAAGAGCAGCGACGCCAAGATCAAGGTGGACATCGCCCTAGCCCACGGAACTGAGTGCTACTTCAAGGGGCGAGGCAAAGGCCCATGCTGTGATGAAGTAGAGGCCGGGCACGTTGTGCAGCGATGCAAAGGCGGGCCACTGACTGTCGAAAACGGACAGATTGAGTGCCGAGCCCATAACAACCAGCGGCGAGAAATGTCCATTGAGGACTACATGAAAAGCAACCTGACAACGCACGACAACTTTGCGTCGCAAATGTCTTGAGCCTTATGGGCTGGAAGGAACAACTAGCATGGACTCCCTATCGCAGTGCATTGATTTCCTCGGCGCGATCTTCGAGCCGGAAGACATCATCGAGTTCCGCCCGCTGCCGCCGAACGCCGGCCGCAAGTGGGCACCGCTCGCGGAGCTTCCCGACATCGTTGATTGGCTGCAAGGGCTGAACACCGAGCAGCACCGCGTGCACGCCTACTTCGGTGCAAACCCGAGGAAGGCGAAAGGGCAGAGTCAGGCTGAAGGTGTGGCCCTGGCCCGGTGCGTGTTCGCTGACTTCGACGGCGGCGTGATCCTGGAGGAAGCGTACGAGCGCATCAAGGCGGCTGGCCTGCCCATGCCTACTGCGATCCTTGAAAGCGGTGGCGGCGTGCATGCGTGGTGGCGGCTGGCTGAGCCGATGACCGACGCCGACGCATGGCACGACCGGATGAAGGCGATCTCGTCTGCCCTCGGCTCCGATCAGTCGATCTGCGATTGGCCTCGGATCATGCGGCTGCCTGGGTTCGTCAACTGGAAGCATGAGCAACGCCCGCTCGCCGTGCTCAAGGACTGCGACGGCACGCGGGTCTACCCGCTATCGCGGTTTGCCAAGCAGGCGACGCAGACAGTCGTGGTCAAGACGAAGAGCATGAGCGACCTGACGCGGCGATTCCTTGAGGAGGGGTTCACGCTCGCGGCTGGTCGCCGGCAGACAATGTTCACGGTGGCCTGCGACATGGCGGCTCGCGGGTGGGGCGTTGCCGAAGCGACATCCTCGATCATGGAGCGAATGCGGCGGGTCGGCTTGCGGCAGGATGACCTTGACGATTGCCCTCGCCAGATCGCGAACGCCTGGAAGCGGACGCGGCTGCCGGTCATCTGCTCGGCCGACGAGGCCGTGCCTGTCGTGGATGCTGCTGACGAGACTCCGACGCCGACGCTGGTGGATGCTATCGACGCCTGGGTGCGGCAGGAAGAGACGCCAGCGATCAAAACGGGAATTCCGGCTCTCGACAAGCTGTTCGACGGCGGCCTTCCGCTCGGCCAGATGACGGCACTGGCGGCAGCGCCGGGCGTGGGAAAGTCGGCCCTCGCTCTGCAACTTGCTCTTCAGTGCCTGGAGAACAACCCGGACACGGTTGCGATCTGGTGCCTGGGCGAAATGACAAGAGCCGCGCTCGCGGCCAGAGCGATCACGCACTTCGGCGGGCGAGAGTACGGGCTGACGCTTCAGGACGTGGTGCACAAGCGACCGCCCGCACGCGAGATCGCTGTGAAGCTGGCGAACGCTGTCGGGTCACGGCTCAAGCTGGTCGAGACGCCGCTTGTGATCGACAAGATCGAGATGGCTGTCGTGAAGGACAAGCCGACGCTCGTCGTGATCGACTACCTCCAGTTGGTGCGTTCCACGCGGCATTTTCAGGACAAAACGGGCGAGATCAACGAGTGCCTGCTGAAGCTCCGTGAACTCACGACAACCCGGAATATTGCCACGCTGCTCGTCACGAACATTGCCAAAGGCTGCGACGAGAACACCGAGATCGGCAACATCGGCAAGGGGTCGAATCAGATCGACTTCGACGTGGACAACCTGCTCTTCGGCCACCGGGCCGGCGAGGTTGGCCCGGATGGTGAAATCAAGATTCAGTTGAAGGCGAAGAAAATCCGGCAGGGCGAAATGTCGGACGTGCAACTCTGGTTTTTCGGCAAGTACCAGGAGTTCGAGGACGCCTCCGAGGTGCCCGAGTTCGCTGAGTTCAGCACGCCTAGTTGGGGAACGGTCTGACCAATGAACGACAAGGACAAAAGGCAGCACCGGAAGGCCGAACTGCGTGGCCGCTGGCGGGCTCTTTTCGAGGACGGGTCGATAGCCCAGCTTCGGAGCGAGGGGCGGCTAGTCGCCATGTACGTCTTTCTAGTTGCCAACTGGGAAACCTGCCAACTCCGCATCCCGCTGCGACGGGCGGCGAGGTTCATGCGTGTGTACCCAAATACAGTTCGGCGTGGGATTCAGCAGCTTGTCGAAGCCAAGGTGATCGAGTGCCTGGGCAAGCAGGGCGAGTCGGGAAGGCTGGCCTACCGAGTGCTGGGGGGGTCACCACTCGTGACCACCCCGGTCACCACTCGTGACCCCCAGCGCACACCACTCGTGACCGCCCCGGTCACGGCTCGTGTACAGAGCGCACACCACTCGTGTGCGCAGGGGTCACCACTCGTGACCGGCGCGCACACAGGCGGTGACCACATTTCAGTTTCTTTCAGTGGTTCTTCAGTCAGTACCAGTGAAAGAAACAGTACGGCTGACGCCGGGGCCGGTGTGGGACCGGCCCGGCGTCGCCGTAAGCGGTGGGAACACGGACTCGCCACTGCTGAGGCACCTACTGAGCCGCAGGAGGCAAAGGCAGATGCTTGACCACTCTCGGATGCTCGATTGCGTGATCGACCGTTACGGACGAAGCCAGACCCCTAGAAGCGAATGTGCCAAGGAGGGCATTTCAATGACCGCGACCGAAACCGAATCCCCACCTCCGACTGCCCGCCAACTGGAAATCCTCCGGTGGGTCGCCGGCTTCATCTCCGACAAGGGCTTCCCGCCGACTCGCCGCGACATCTGCCGTGGTTTTGAGTTCGCCTCGCCGAACGCGGCCCAGATTTACATGACGCAACTCAAGCGGCGCGGGCTCGTCACCTACACGGAGCGGGCGAGCCGCACGCTGCGACTGACGCCTGCCGGCATGGAACTGATCGGAGGTGGTGCATGAGCGTGCTGGAACCCTTGAGCGTCCGCGACATCGCGGAGCAGTGCCGCACGGCTGCCCGTGACGAGCACACGGTGAACATGACGGCCATCGTGCTTTTGCTGGCGGCGAAGGTGATCGACCGGCTTGCCGACCGTTCCGTGCACATGGCGAGCGTTGCCGAGGTGGCGGAAGCGGAGCGCGACCTACTTCGCCGGGTGTGCTACGGCAGCCAGAAAGGCGGTGCGGCATGACGCTCAGTGACTTCGTGCTGATCGCAATCGGTGAACTTCTCCTGGCGGCGACGTTCGCCCTCGGGATTTGTGTCGGTGTTTCCCTGTCGAAGAGAAAGGAATCTCACAATGACGACGGCAACAGCTACGAGGCGGCGCAAGGCAAGTGGCATCACGCTGGACCGGGCAACCCTGTTCAGTGCACTGGAGGCGGTCGGTGCGGCCGTTCCGGCACGATCACCAAAGCCGATCCTGTCGAGCGTTTTGCTCAAGGACGGGATGATCTGCGGAAGTGACCTCGAAATCCAAGTGCAGACCGAGTGCGAGTGGACCGACGATCCGGTCGTGCTGCCCTACGCTCGGCTGCGGTCGATCCTCAAGGAGTCAGCCGGCGACGAAGTGACGCTGTCAGTGGACGGGGCCGCATGTACGGTGAAGGTCGGGCGTGGCGAGTGGCGTCTGCCGGTGGAGGATGCTGCCGAGTTCCCGACGTGGGAGCCTGCGGACTTGAAGCCGGTCTGTCGCATCCCCTGCGACCAGTTCGCTCGGGCGATTCGCAGCGTGGTCTATGCCCACGATGACGAGAGCAGCCGCTATGCCCTCGGGGCGGTGCTGATCGAGGTGCGTGGCAGCGTGTGCAGCGTGGTAGCTACGGACGGCCGGCGGCTGGCGTGTGCCACCATCGAGCACGATCAGGCGGTTGATGACATCGACGTGCTGCTGCCGGCTCGGGCGGCTGCCTACATCGGCCGCTTCGCTGGCGAGAAGGGCAATGCCGAGAGTGCGGTGCAGTTGGAGGCGACGCGGAATGAGTGCGTTGCCACCATCGGCGGCACGACCGTCACGGCTCGGCTGCTTGACGGTCGGTTCCCCAGGTGGCGCGACGTGTTCCCTGAGCGGCCGGATGCCCAGGTGCACACGATTGCCATCGACGCACTCTGGCACGCGACCAGGGCAGCGGCGATTGTCACGACTGAGCAGTCGAAGGGCGTTGACTACGCCTTCACTGAGTCGGGCCTGACGCTGTCGGGTCGGTCTGCGGAGAGCGGCGAGAGCACGGTTGTCTGCGAGGTGGCTGAGTCTGGTTCGCCTTGCGTGGTCAAGCTCGACCCGTGGTTCGTAGATCAGATGTGCAAGGCGTTGCTCACGCTGGAAGGCGAGCCGCATGTGCGGGTTTCGGTCGCCGGCAAGGGCGATGCCGTGATCTTCACCTACGGCGAGGATGACGAGTACCGCAGCGTCATCATGCCGCTGGCCCACGACTGAGGCTGATTCCGCCGCGCCGGCACAGGGTCGGCGCGGCGGTTCTTTTCACACACCCACGGAAGGACACAAGGAACATGGCACGACGCTGGTATCACGTTGACGTTGACGAACTGGAAGCTGGCTACAAGGGCGGCGATTTTGTCTCTGACCTGTGCGAGCGGTTCGACATCACAGCCGGCCAGCTTGATGCGATTCGCTTGAAGTTTGGGATTCCGAATCGGCCACGACCGACGCGGTTCAGTGATGCCCCGAGTGAAGACGAGGAACGGCACTCGGCCGCGTCGCTGGCGTTGTCGCCGTGGGTGGAATCCCGCATCGCGGAACTCCGCGAGGCGAAGGTGCTGGCAGAGCAGAAGGCCGAGTACGAGATTGCCCAGGTGCGGATGTTCCGGCATCACTGCTCGCGGATTTGACGAGGCTGGCAGGATCGCATCGACACCCACGGACGGGTGACTTCCTCAAGGAGACGAGAGCTATGCGTTTTGCTTTGCTGCTTCTGGCGTTCCTGACTGCTTCTGTGGCTGCTGCCGACACGAACGTGTACGCACGCCGTGTGGTGGTGAACACTTCGGCCCAGGCGGATGCCGAACTGATGGCGAGGACCGGCGTGCTCAAGCACTGTGGCCGTTCCGGTGGACGCAGGGAGGGAATCGGGTTCAGCACGGCTAGCCCAAGCGCCGCGCTGAAGTCCTGTTGTTTCTTTGGCCGCTATCGGATCGCCGAGTCGGCTGTCGTGTGGTCGCCGATTCGCCGTGGCTGGTTCGCCGTGATTCGCTACGAGTGAGTGTGGGTGTCGCGCGGGGCGGTGGTGCGCTCCACCGCCCCGCGTTTGACACGCTAGCCACCATGCCAGCCATGAAAGCGATTTCATTCGAGGTGTCGGGCGACCCCGTGCCGCAGCCCAGGCCACGGATCACAACGCGAGGCCGGCACGGTCACGCCTACACGCCGAGCGATCACCCGATCCATGCGTACCGGGCGGCGATTGCGGAGGCTGCGAGAGAAGCCGGCGCGGTGCCAACCGACACGGCACCGATCACGCTGATTGTCGATCTCGTCTGGACGCGGCCGAAGTCGCACTACCGCAAGAGCGGGCTACGCGAGGATGCCCCGAGGCTCCCGCGTGCCGACTGCTCGAACTGCCTCAAGGGAATCGAGGATGCCTTGAACGGCGTGGCCTGGGTGGATGACACCCAGGTAGGAAAGGTGATCGTGGAAAAGAGCTACGGCACGGAGGCACGGACTACCGTGCGGATTTCATGACATACCAAGAATACCTTGCCAGCGTTGACGATTCGCACCAGATGACCACGTCGCGAGATCACATCGCACTGCTGTGCGAGATCGTCGCTGGCAGGGAGGATGCCCGACTGCTTGAGCTAGGAAGCCACGCTGGCCTCTCGACTGCGGCCCTGGCGATTGCCGCTCCTGAGTCAACGGTCGTGAGCGTCGATCTGTGCGACACGATCTGCGAGGCGGATCGCGTCGCGTACTGGTCGCTGCTTGGCATCGACAACATTCAGCCGGTCGAGGATGACGCGGGCCGGTTCCTGCGGCAGTGTCAGTTGGGGCTGGAGCCGTGGGATTTCATCTTCCATGACGCGGCCCACGGAGATGCCGTGCTGCCTGAGTACCTGACGGCGGCCGGCATGTGCGATGTGCTGGCGATCCACGATTGGGAGCAGCTCTCGGAATCGTCGCAGATCGCTGTGCGGTCGCGGTTCAAGGTCGTGATCGAGTCGCACCGTGATTCGCGTGGCCGGCAGATGTTCGTGGGGATGAAGTGAAGACGCTCGTTCTCACCGGCTTCGACGGCGACGAGTACGCACGCATGGCGTCGTACACGATGCCGCTCATGCAGGCGTACGCCGAGCGGCACGGGCATGGCTTCCGCGTGATGAGGCTGGCAGGCGAGCGACCGCCGTCGTGGATGAAGCTGCCAGCCCTGGTCGATGCGTTGTGCGAGTACGACCGCGTCGTGTGGATCGACATCGACGTTGTGATCGTGTCGCCGTGGCAGGACATCGTCGCCGCGATGGAGCCGGATTCGTGGCAGGCCGTGGTGGAACATCGCACCGAGTGCGGGCACGTCCCGAACTGCGGCGTGTGGGTGGTGACGAAGGAGATGCGATACGAGCTTTCATTAGCGTGGGGCGAAGGCACCGACTACCTGCATCACCCGTGGTGGGAGCAGGCGGCGATCATGCGACTGATGGGCTACGCGGTGGATGACGGGCCACGCGGCCGGCTTGACACACCTACCACGCTTTATGAGCGGACCACGTTTCTCGGGCCGGAATGGAACCACCATCCGGCAGACCGAAACAAAACGAACGCCCCGAACTTTGTGCATGTGACGCAATATGCCGACCGACTTGGCACGATCCGCGATCTTGCCGCCCGCGCCGCCCGCTCCTGAGCGGCTGGTGCTGCCGCCGCCAGAGTTCGCCGCCGACTACGCCGCGATGGTGCAGCTAGGGGGTAACCGCCTGCGGCACTCCAAGGTCGCGTTCGTCGGGCTGGCTCGCAGTTGTGCGGCGGCTTTGTTCGGCAACCTTGTGCGGCTTGAAAAGCTCGCCGCCTGCTGCCGCGAGTGGTGCCTGCACGTCGAAGAGAACGACTCCGACGATGACACGGTGCAGGTACTCACGGACTTCGCGGCTACGCATCGGCAAGCGACGTTTGCCAGCCGCCGCCTGGGGCGAGAGAGCTACTCCGCAGAGTTCGGCGGTCGCCGCACGATTGCCTTGGCCGAGTACCGCACCGACTGCCAGCGGTGGGTGAAGGAGAACGCAGCCGACGCCGACTACGTGGTGGTCGTGGATTGGGATGCGTGGGGCGGGTGGTGGCATGACGGGGTGCTTGCCGGGTTCGGGTCGCTGGTTGACCGGCAAGGTGCGTACGGCATGGCGAGCGTGTCGCTCTTAGAGACACCGATGCTGACGCACGATTCCGGCGAGCCGAAGGTTGAGCAGCGATGGGCACACTATGACGCATGGGCGATGCGTGGCCTGGGCCAGCCCGAGGTGACGTGGTGCGACTACACGCGGGGCGAGGGCGGGTGGAAACACGGCTGGCTGCCGCCGGTCGGCTCGCAGCCTGCGATTGTGGCGAGTGCCTTCGGCGGCATGGCGATCTACCGCACTCACCCGTATCTCATCGGGCGATACGACGGCACCACGGACTGCGAGCACGTCAGCTACCACGCCAGCATCCGAGAGGCAGGCGAAGGGTATCTCTACGTCTGCCCTTCCATGCGAACCTTCATGCGGTGGATGGGCGATGCCACGCGGTAACACGGCCACGATCTGCATCACGGCGTTTCGTGCCGATTGGCACGCACACATCACCATGCGTGACCTGTGCGACCGGCACAGTGTCAGCCGCGATCAAGTCGTGAGGCTGCGTGACTTCTGGGAACTGCCGAAGAGGCACGACCGCAAGCTGCGAAAGAAGCCCGAGCGACTGCCGCCGCCCACGCCAGACGAGATCGCGGCGAGCGAGTCGAGCCTGCGTCTCGCGCCGATGATCGCTGCAAGAGTGACGTGCGTGCAAATATCGTGGAGCGAGGCGATGCGGCACGACCGGCAAGTGACGAAGCCGATTATGTTCTCGCTCACCAAGATCGAACTCACCGACGAGGCCCGCGACGAGATGGAGTCGTGGGATGACTGATGCCAGCCGAACGCGACTACATCGAGCGGCGGATCGTGGTCGAGTTCGGCCGCCGGTACGTCTACGCCCGGATGGAGACGGAAGACGGCAAGATCGTCGGTGAGGCTGAAGAGCAGTGGAAACAGCCCTACACGCTGACCCGCACCGAGGCTTTCGAGGACGCGAAAGCGACCTGGGATTACCTCTGGGATTGGGTGAACGACACTGTCGTTTTCCCTCTGCCAGACACCGGGGATGACGAGGCAGACTCGGGGGAGGAGGACTGACGCTATGGGCAGCTACGGCGCGACGCCAGAAGAACTGAACGAATACGGTGCGAGCCTCTCAATCTGGGAGTCGCTGCGGCTGCTCCAGAAGTGGTCGCCGCTCATCAACTACGCTCGCGAGTTCGTGGGTACGGCCGACCCGTACAAGCAGTCGCTTGTCGTTGCCGACGCTGCCGAATGGCTGGCGTCCCAGACGAACGCCCAGGCCGACGATCAGTTGGTTCGGATGATTGCGGACATCCTCAAGACCAAGGAAGGCGAGGCACTGTTGCGGTGGTGCCTGCTCCAAGTGGAGGCCGCGCGGTGAGCCTTGATGTTGCAATTCGCATCTGTGCCGCGATTGCTGCGGTTGCTCTTGTCGCTGCTCCCTTCGCAGTCAAGGCGTTCGCCTGGGCCAAAAGTCACTTGGAAGCCGGGGTACAAGAGGTCGCCACCGAAGGCGTGAAGACTTCCGACCTGCACCTTGTGCTCGATCTGGCGTCGCGGCTCAAGGCGGCTGGCCTGACCGAAGGCGTGTCGCTCTGTCAGCAGCTTCTCGACGTGATGCTCGGCAATAGCCCGAAGGCAAAGCGATGAACGCCTACGTGCGGCTCGGTCTGGCGGCGGTGCTGATTGCCGTGGCAAGCGGCGGCGTGCCGAAGGTTCGCCTGCCGCAGGTCGTGCTGCCTTCGTCCGTTGATTCCCCGAGCGACACCATGAAGACGAACGTGCTGCCCGTGGCGGATGCGTTCCGCTCTGCCCCAATGTCCGACCGGATGCTGTGGGCACAGTTGTGGAACAAGGCCGCTGTCGTGGTGGCAGGTGATGCCGTGATGACCGAGGTGGTGTTCACGGACACGAGGAGCCTGCGAGCGTTCGTCGTGCTGGCTCTCGACATCGGCTGGCGTCGGATCGGCGGCAACCAAGCCGGCAAGTATTCCGGGCTGCGGGAGGCGACCGAACTGGCCTTCTCCAACGTGATCGGCAAGGACGTTGTGCCGGTGACGCCGGAACTGCGGAAGCAGTTCGCCGAACTCTGCCGTGCCCTGGCATGGGCATCACTACCGCCGAAGGGGTGATGCGATGCCGTGGAATCCGCAAGAGGAGTACCTGCGTGGCCTTACCGGCGTGTACGCCGATCCGGCGGCGTCGGAGCGGCTCACGCAATACCTCTTGCTCCAGGGACAAGCCCCGGACGGCGGCACGACATGCCGGCGGTACGGGCTGGTCGGCTCCGGGGCTGGCAAGCTCTCGGCACCGTGGGCCGTGATTGAGCAGGTGTTCCCCGGCTCGCTGCCGGCTTCTGCCCAGACTCGGGGCGACTGTGTTTCGCACTCGACCCGCAATGCCTGCCTGGGCACGCTCGCCTGCGAGATTGCAGCAGGCCAGCCCGACGAGGTGACGGGCCTGCGTGAGGGTGCCCCAGAGATCAGCGACGAAGCCCGCAAGGACGGCGTGCTATCCACCGAGGCGATCTACTGGTTTCGCGGTCACGGCGGCGACGGGTGGAGCTGTGACCATGCTGCCGAGGTGGTGCTGAAGGAGTCTGGCCTGTGGCTCCGCAAGCGGTACGAATCGCTCGGCATCGACCTGACACGCTACGACGGCAAGCTCGCTGGCAAGTGGGGATCGAGCAGGCCGGGGGCCGAGGTGCGGAAGATCGGGTCTGAGCATCTTGTTCGCACTGCGACCCGCGCCCGCACGTTCGAGGAAGTCCGCGACCTACTCGCCAACGGATACTGCATTTCGTCATGTGGTGGCGAGTCGTGGTCAGAGGTGCGTGACTCCAACGGCGTGAGCCGCCGCACTCCAGGCGGGTGGGCTCATGCCCTCGCCTACTTGGGAGTCGATGACCGGGAAGAGACGAAGCGGGCCTACGGCGAGCCGCTGGTCATGGTCCAAAATAGTTGGAACCGATGGAACTCGGGCGGCCGGTCGGTGCTCGGCACGCAGCTTGAGATTCCGCATGGGGCGTTCTGGTCGAAGTGGTCCGATTGCAAGAACCGCTACGCAATCGCCTTCTCTGGCGTGGCCGGCTGGCCTGCCAAGCAACTGCCTGATTGGACGGGGGGCATCCTGTGAATCGCTGGCTCATTGTGTTCGGCGTTGTGTTCGCGGGCTGCGTGGCGTCGCTGCCCGCCGACGATTCGTTGACGGCCGATCTAGCCTGCGAGGCGGCACGGGAGGTGTTGCGGTTGCGGCAGTTGCCGCCCGCCCCGGAGCCGAAGCCAGACGAGTGCTGCAACGCATGCAAAGGCACGGGATTCATCACGCATGGCGACGGCCATCGCACGCCGTGCCCATGCCCGCCGACCTGTCCATGCAAGAAGCCGAAGGCGGGGCAGCCGTGCCCAGACGGGAAGTGCAAGCCATGACCTTCGCCGACCTCCAGGCCGAATGCTGGGCCGCACTGCCCCCGATCCGCAAGCGGCTTGTGGGCCGGCAGACCGTCGATGATCTAGTGCAGGCTGCCGTGGAGAACTGGGCCGGCGAATACCTCACAGCCTGCCAAGACAACGCACAGCGAGGCGTCTACGTGCACGCCCTGCTCGGGCAGGTGAAGCGGGCACACCAAGTAGTGAGCGGCAAGGACGCCAACGAGTACGGTTTCATCTGGGTTTTCCTGCTGCAAGCGGTGGCGGTGGCGGCGATAGAGTGGCTGGTGAAGTGGTGGCTCGACCGGCGGGCGAACCGGGCACTGCTCACGGTCTGGCAACATGAGTTGACGCGATGACGAAGGAAGAGATCGGCGTGACTGTCTCGACCATCCTTGAGCGGTGGGGCTTCCCTGTGCTGGTGGCCCTGGCGGCCGGCTGGATGCTGCGAAACGACGTGCTCATTCCTCTGACCGAGGAACACCGGGCTTTGATTCGCACCGTGAGCGAGACGCAGCGCGAGATTGCCAAGAGCGTCGAAGAGCAGACCCGCTTGCTCTATGCCCTACAACCAAGAGAAGCCCGAGTCGGTGCCCCCGCTACCAGCGGCACGAACTGACGGCCATACATCCCTACTGTAGAGTCATTCCGCCATGCCGATGTCGCCAAGGTTGCTTCGCCCCAGGGCTTCCGGCTTGGTGCTGCCGACCGACGCCGACGCGCGGGCCTACGTTCTCGCGGTCAACTCTGCCGACCAGCAACCGCTGGAGCCGCTGGTTGTGCAGGCTATCGACGCCTTTGTGATCGGCTGCAAGGCTGACGGCATCTGGTCGGCCATCAGGGACTGCTGCCTACTGGCTGGCGCTCGCACGCTCACCGGCGCTCTGGTGCCAATGAAGGGTGCGTCACCGACCAGCAACGCATTTCTTGCCGCCGACTACGCTCGCGGCGGCACAACGCCAGGACTCAAGGGGAACGGTTCGACTAAGTACCTGGACGCAAACAATCTCGCTACGGCCTACTCGCAGAATGACTGCCATGTGTCAGTCTATGCGACAGAAGTCGGAACGCTGGCAACGACCCAGCAGTACATCGGCTCATCTACGCTTGGGTTGCTGTCGGCTGGGAACTCCAAGCTGAGGGCTAGAGTCTTTTTCGGCGCTGGCGACAGCACGGGCAACCTGCGGGCAGTTGGTTTGATGGGCGGCAGCCGCTCGGCAAGTGGGTCATATATCGCTCGCGGTGCTGGCGCAAACGAAACCATCAGCGGCACTTCATCTGCTGCGTCTAACGTGCAACTGCCCGTTTTTGCGAGGCGACAGACTCCAGGTGCGGGAATCGACATTGCATCCGATGGCAGGCTAGCGTGGTATTCCTTGGGTTCCAATGTCGATCTGGCGTTGCTGGATTCTCGCCTGACCACGCTCATTGACGCTATCAGGGTCGCCGTCTAATGACACTCGCTGACTACACGCTCCCGATTCCATACGAACAGGCGAAGTCGCTTGCGGTGGTGTTTTCCACAGAGTTGGCAAACAGGCTTGTGGAAGTGCAGCAGCAGTACGGGAGCCAGCGGCACGCCATTATTGCCGCAGGCCCGCTACCTGACGGTCGGATGTTCCATTCGGCGGACTTGGTGAGCGAGTACGGAATTGGGCCAGATGGCCTGTATTCCGCTGGGTTCTCGCATCTTAACGCGAGCCGGTTTGACGAGGTTGAGGTCATGCCGATGGCGGATGTCATGGCGATGATTCCGCTGCCGTCTGAAGTGTGAACGGCCCTAGACCAGAAATGTGGGGCCGCGCGTCTCTACACCCACAGTGTTCAGCCGAGTGATGTAGTGCCGCGCAAGCGTTGCGCCGCTGGCGGAAGCGGGTAGAATGTTCGCCATGAGCGACCAGCGGTGGATACCAGTGAGCGAGCGGCTGCCCGAAGAGGATCGCCTTGTGTTGTGGTATCGACCAGACGAACGGTGGCCGGTGACCTCCGGGCGTTTTGAGCGGCCACATCATGTTGATGAAGGCGGCGACCTGTGCGTGCCATTCAGCGAGGGGCGGTACACACACTGGATGCCTCTGCCGGAACCGCCAAAGGCTGAATGACGCTACATCGACTAGGTAAGGCTTTCGCGAAACCCGAAACGTATCAGAAAAGATACAAAAAACGAACGAATCACAATACGATCAGTTGTCAAAAGTGATATGTTTTGCTTACCGAATCACCGATCACAACCTCGCCAGCCCGCCACGCGCCCTACGTTGGTATGAAAGGCAGGCGAGGTAGCCCCCAGGCGTAAGCGGCCCGACAACGGCGTGGCAACGATGGGACGGGGGCGGCAGCGGACTGATAAACCGTGTCGCCCACCCCCGCCGGGAGGTTTCTGACAGGAGCAGCGTACATGACCATGCCTAACGAACGAACCTACGCCGTCTGCCGTGCCAGGGATTTCCTGCGGCGTCTGGCCTCGCCATACGCTGGCGGCATCAAGGGCATCCGCCGCGACATCCGCGAGGAAGCCCGACGCATCCTTCGCCACTACCCCGCGTGGTTTGATCTGAGCAGGGCCGACGCCTTCGATGAGGCCGCCGCCATTCGGTACGGCGAGCAGGAGACGGGCGAGGATTGGCTCCGCGAGATGGGCAAGCCTATTACGAAACCTATGCCCAAACGAAAACGGGCATAGGTTGCGCTACAGCGA